AGCCTACGCACGGGCCAGGGCCTCCAGGACCTCCTCCTCCGTCCCCTCCCCGTTCACCCGCCGGAGGTCCCCGCCGGTCCGCTCGAAGTCCACGGCGGCGGCCTGGTAGGCGTTCACCAGCTCCGAGGCGGCCCGGAGGTGTCTCACCTCCGGACGGTCCCCGCGGGAGCGGGCCAGGAGGATCTCCGGGGAGACCTCCAGGAGGTAGACCCGGGCCTCCGCCAGGGCCACCGCGCGCTCGAAGACCCCCACCGGCCACTGGCGGAACCTCCGGGCGTCGTAGACGCGGGGCGTCAAGAGCCAGCGGTCCACCACCGCGTCCAGGTGGCGGGAGACCACCGCCAGGTCCAGGTCCCGCTGAACCCCCATCACCACCCAGTCCCGGGCCCCCAGCGGGCCCAGGAGCCCGCCCCGGGCCACGGGGTCCTCCAGTATGGGGAGGGACAAGAACGCGGCCAGGCGGGCGGCCTGGGTGGTCTTACCGCAAAAATTCGGGCCCTCCAAGACGTGGATCACCGGAACGCCTCCGCGGCCCGGGGCGCCACCTCCGCGCCCACCGGTCCGCCCGGGAAGGCCCCATCGTCCTGGAACCGGTGCATCCCCGAGAACCGCTCGAAGTCCCGCTCCTCCTCCGGCCCCACCGGGGGGAAGCCAAACAGGTAGCGGTCTCGGGCGGTCGGACGGAAGTCCTCCGGGCGCTCCTCCCGGGCCTCCGGGATCCGGATCTGGAGCTGGCGGGCGATCGTCTCCCGGTCCGAGCACGCCACGTTGAAGTCCGCCACCTCCGCCTCCGCCGGGTAGACCGCCCGGCCCGGGGCGCTCCGGACCGGGTTCCGCCCGCACGAGCTGAACAGGCACCCGAACGCCTCCGACATCGTGTGGGCCCGGTGGTAACCACAGGCCCCCGTGAGGTCACACCGCGGGCGGAGGTAGGCCCCCAGGAGGGGATAGGCGTCCTCCCGCAACAGGCGCTCCCGGATCAGCCACGCGACCGCCACCGTGTCCTCCGCCTCACTGAACGACATCCTCCGCCCGCAGAACCCGCGGACCGCGGCGTAGTTGATCGACCAGGTGAACCGGTGGACGCACGAGATCGGGAGCCAGGTCCGCGCCTCCTGCCAGCTCCCCTGGCCCACCTCCACGACCCGGCGGTAGTAGTCCTTCGCGTCCACCGCGTTGTCCACGAACCACCGGCGGCGCTCCGGGTCCTGGGCGGTGGCCTCGTGCATCCGGAACGCCATGTCCAGGTGGTGGTTGTCCCGCGTCCCCAGGGAGGCGAACACGGTCCCCACCCGGGCGCGGGCGATCTGGTCGAAGCTCCAGCGGGACAGGTTCCAGACCTCCAGGGTGAACTTCGGGGCCTCCAGGGCCAGCGGGAGGGCCTGACCCTCCAGGACCGCGCGGACCACCGCCAGGCGTCCCTCCGGGGAGGTCTCCTCCCAGCGGGCGGCGGCGGTGGAGGAGACCCGTCCCCAGGTGGAGACCGCCATCGCGTACATCGCGCGGTAGGGGTTCACCGGTCCGTCCAGGAGGTCCAGGCGGATCCCCTCCACCCCACGCCAGAACTTCGTCTCGAAGGGGGCGCCCGTCTCCGGGGCGGTCCCCATCACGCGGCGCAACTCCCGGAGTTCTTCAGCTCTGTTCATCTTCTCCTCCGATCAGGCGGACCACCTTCTCCAGGGCCTCCGCCAGGTCTTGAGCTCGACGCACCCCCGGCGCGTCGTCCCCGTGGTTCAGGCTCCCGTCCACCAGGACCACCGGCGTCCCCACCGCCAGGACCTCCCGCGCCACCGCGGGGTCATCCTCCACCATCGCCACCAGGCCCGGGAAGTCCTGCAAGATCTTCCGGTGCTTCTCCGGGTGGAACAGGAGGGCGTCGTGGCGGAGGGCGTTCAGGCGGAGCCACTCCAGGGTGTCCGCGTAGATCCGCCCGATCCGCCAGTAGGGGCGCTTGCTCAGGAGGACCACCGTCCCGCCGGCGGCCCGGATCCCGTTCAGGAGGTCCTGGGCGCCGGCCCGGACCCCCTGTTCCCGCTTCGCCCCGCTCCGGCGGTAGGCGTCCTTTTGCTCCGCGTAGGCCCGCGGGCCCAGGTTCTCCCGGAGGTCCGCCAGCGAGAGGTAGGGCACGCCCCCGCCCGCGCACCACCGGAGGAAGCACGCGGGCCAGTCGTTCAACACCCCGTCGATGTCCACCCCCACCAGGCGCGCGTCCGCCGGGAGGGCCCGGAGGCGCTTCTCCATCTCGTACTTGTACTCCACCACCTCCGACTTCCGCCGGAACTCCCGGAGGACCTCCGCCTCCCGGAACCCCCAGACCTGGGCCAGCCCCACCAGGAACTTGAACGCGTCCGTCCACTCCTCCAGGACGTTCCCGCGGTTCACCGGACGCGGCCCCCGCCGGTGCATCTTCCAGTTCGTCTCCCGGAGGAGTTCGTGAAGCTCATCCTCCACGTGGAGGACGAACTCCCGCGTCCAGGTGGCGCGCTCCGTGGTGGACAGCTCCGCCAGCTCCAGCCCGTGGTCCGCGAAGACCCGGGCGTTGAACCGGAGCTGGCGTTCCCAGACCTCCGCCAGGCCCGCCAGCTCGTGGTGGCGGACCGGAGTCTCGTCAGGCGATCGCACGGTAGACCTCCTCCGTCACGTCGTGGAGGCGGACCCGGTGGTCCCACCGCGCCAGGCGGCCCAGGTGCCAGACCAGCCCGTTCCACTCGTAGGCGTCCCGCGGCGCGCCGATCACCTGGGCGGGCCCGCTCCAGGCCAGCTCCCCGCCCACCTCCGCCACGAAGGAGGCGGGGGGCTCCCGGTTGAACTCGTAGACGAACCGCTCCCCGGGGGACCACCACCGCCGGATCTTCACCCGGTCAAACGGAAGTTTCGGGTCCGAGACGTAGAGGTAGGCCCGCCCCCGCGGGTCGTCCGCCTCCTCCGCCAGGTCGAACCGGTAGGCGTCCCCGGTCACGAACCACTTCGTCCCCGCCGGCCAGACCCGGCGCTCGAAGATGCTCCCCACCGCCGGGGTCAGGCGGTCCCAGACCGGCGCCGGGAGGGTGTTCACCACGGCGGAGGACTCCAGGGTGGCCCCGTCCCGAAGCTCCACGTGGACCCGCTCCCCGTCCTCCGGGAAGTCGATCCGGAGGACCTCCGCCCGGGTCACCTCCACCTGGTCCAGGAGGCGCTCCACCAGCTCGTCCACCCCCAGGTTAAAGGTCGGCAGGCGGCCCGGGAGCCCGGAGGAACCCAGGGACGGCGGGCGCGCGGCGCCCTTCCCCCGGCTCCGCGAGAGGTAGATCTCCAGGTCCAGCTCATCCGGCGCGTCCTTCACCCCGGACGGACAGATCCAGCCGAAGCGGACCTCCGTGGGGTCCACCAGGAGGCCCAGGTCGTGGACGAGGCGCTCCGTCCACGGCGTCCTCCACAGGAAGGTAGGCGCCAGGGAACGGAGCGTCGCGCTACCGCCCACCTCCGCGCCCACCACCGCCTCCGCGCGCAACAGGCGCGCGGCCAGGAGCCCCACGGGCCCCGCGCCGAGCACAAGCGTCATAAGTCACCCCTTGTAGCGGCGGAAGACCTTCTTACAGATCGCCAGGGCGTCCTTCGCGACGTCCCCCACGTAGAGGTAATTGACCCGCCCGAAGTGGCGGCGCTTCCGCTCCTCCGCGTCCAGGTGGGTCACGTCCTTCAGTCCGTCCAGGAACCCCTCCTCCACCGTGAAGTGAATCGCCAGGCCCCGGTTGAACACCGCCAGGCGGCGGGCGCCGGCGGGATCCCAGTAGGCGATGTACTGCTTCGAGACGGACTTCCGCCACCCGTCGGGCATGGCCTCCGTTAGGAGCTGGTTCAGTCGCTGGGACTCCAGGCCCGTCAGGTCCACGCGATTCTGGGCGCGGTTCTTCGACTCGCGCTTCTCCACCTCCCGCTCCAGATCCGCGGCGCTCCGGCCCTCCGACTTCACCCCGGCGGCGGCGGCCCGGTCCTGGACCGTCTCCTCCGTGGGCTCCGGCTCCTCGTCCCCGTCGTCGATCTCCGCCCCGCACGCCCAGCAACGGGGCATCTCCCCGTCGATGGCGGCGTTACAGTGACCGCACAAGTAGGGGAGGTCGTGCTTCTCCCCGGCCAGGTGGTCCAGGACCTCCTGGTAGGCGCCCTTGATCGTCCGCTTCTTCGGCGTGAACTCCAGGACCTCCTTACAGGCGGTCCGGAGGGTGGCCAGGTTCATCTCCTCCCACCGCGGGGGCTCTATCTCCGGCGTGGTCATCGTGTCACCTCCACCCAGGTCTAGCCGAAATGAGCCGAAGACAGGTCCCGGAACGCCCACCGGAGTTCGTCCGCCACGGCGGCGGAGACCGGTCTGGGCGCCGGCTCCCCGAGCACGCGGGCCAGAACCTCCCGGGCGCTCGCGCTCATCCGGAGGGAGGCGGCGCGGATCAGATACTCGGTCAGGATCACGTCCTCCCCGCCGGCGGCCTCCTCCGGCGCCTCCGCGTAGACCTCCAGCGGGCGGACCAGGCGGCGGGCGGTCCGGCCCATCGCCATCCTGGCGGAACACTCGCAGAACGTCGCCAGCTCCACCAGGCCAGCGTTCCCGCGGATCCGGTGGACCTCCCGGGCGTGGTCGCACAAGCGCCCGTAGCGGAAGAACGCCTCCCCGCACGTCCGGCAGAACCAGACGAACCTCCGCGCGGCGCGGGACATGGCGAGGGCGCCCTCCACCACCACGTCGTCCAGGTCCTTCCCCGGGTTCAGCGGGGGGATCTTCCGGACGTGGGAGATCCCGGTGGCGCGGAGCCACGGTTTGTAGATGTCGTAGACATGACGGAACTTTCGGTCGGTGGGGTCTGCTCGGTACGCGCGAAGCGCAACTTCCTGTGTTTTTATCACGGGTTTCACCTCCTGGGACTACGGTCAGAACAACGCGTAAAAGAGGGCCACGGTCTACCACATCCGCTTACCTGAAGTAAAGAAAAAGGTGGGAGGAGGTGGTAAGGTGGGGGACCTACAGGGAGAAAACTAGGCGGCGTCCGCCCCGCACATCCGGGCGTGGGTCTTCAGAACGGACCGGACGGTGGAGGGGTGCCAGGTCTTCCCGTTCTTAGTGGGAACCCGCCGGAGGTTCAGGCGGTTAGCTATCACGTGGAGGGGGACCCCGTTCTCCCGGAGGCCCACCATCTCCAGGAGGGCCTCCATCTCCGGAGGGTTCTCCACCAGGCGCTTCCCGTCCCGCTTCCAGCCGAAGGGGGTCTTCCCGAAGACCCGGCGCTCCCGGACGCACCGCGCCGAAGCCTCCCGGCACCGCTCCCGTATCAGCTCCCGCTCCAGCTCCCCCACCGCGGCCAGGATAGTCAGGGTAAACCGCCCGTGAGGGGTGGCCGTGTCAAACTGTTCCCGGACGGAGACGAACCCGCGGCCCGCGTCCCGGAGCCCGGAGACCACGTTCAGGAAGTCCAGGGTGGAGCGGGACAGGCGGTCTATAGCGTAAACTATCAGGGTGTCCGCCTCCCCGTCCCGGACCCGGCGGACCACCTCCACGAACCCCGGGCGGTCCGGGTCAGACCCGGAAAGGCCCGCGTCCTCCACCACGTCCACCAGCTCCGCGTCCACCAGGTCCGCGTAGGCCCGGATCTTATCCCGCTGGGCGTCCAGGGACACCCCGCCGCGGGCCTGTTCATCCGTGGAAACCCTGATATATCCGATCATCCTGGTCAT